CACAACACGATAAAGATGTATTCAAAACATCCATGGAGATTGACCAAAGATGGGTAATTGAATTGGCTGGTGATAGACAACAGTATATTGACCAAGCACAATCATTAAATCTATTCTTTAGACCAGATGCACACATTAAATATATTCACGCCATTCATTTTATGGCATGGAAAAAAGGCCTGAAAACTCTTTACTACTGCCGTTCTGAAAAGATTGGTAAAGCAGATAAAGTATCCAAAAAAATTCAAAGAGAAATTATTAAGGAAATAGATATGACACAAATAGCACAAGGCAATGATTGTATTGCTTGCGAAGGTTAAATGGCCTACTCAGAAAAAGTAATTGACCATTACGAAAATCCACGAAACGTTGGTAAAATGGATTCAAATGATGAAAATGTTGGTACAGGTATGGTGGGTGCGCCTGCTTGTGGCGATGTAATGAAACTGCAAATCAAAGTGCAGGATGGAATAATTACTGATGCAAAATTTAAAACCTACGGATGCGGATCGGCAATCGCAAGTAGTTCACTAGTTACTGAGTGGGTCAAGGGTAAAACCCTAGAACAAGCAGGATCAATCAAGAATTCTCAGATTGCAGAAGAGCTTGCTCTACCACCTGTCAAGATACACTGCTCAATCTTGGCTGAAGATGCAATTAAAGCAGCAATAAAAGACTACGAACTTAAATGTTCATGTAAGGTATAAAATGATTAATGTAACTGATAACGCTTTCAATAAAATTGGAGATTTAATTGTTGAAGAAAAGAATCCTAATTTAGCATTAAGAATATCTGTTAAAGGCGGGGGTTGTTCCGGATTTAAATATTCGTTTTCTTTTGAAGATAATCAAGAAGAAGATGATTTTGTAATTGAAAAAGAAGGCGTTAAAGTATTTGTTGACTCCATGTCAGCACAATATTTAATGGAAGCAACAATAGATTATAAAGAAGAAAAATTCAATTCACAGTTCGTTATATCGAATCCTGAAGTTAAAGCAACTTGTGGTTGTGGTTCATCAGTAGCATTTTAATATTTAACTTATGAAGCCTACACTTGCTTTATTTGTATGTGACCCAAAATGTTCAATACAATCAAGTAATGGTGTAATCAAAGCATTATCTCCACATTATAATTTTAAGTTATTTTCAAAAAATGAAGTTGAAGATGGATTTCTTGATGGCGTAGATATTGTTGTTTTTCCTGGTGGATTTGGAAGTTCAGATTCATATGATACTATACTTAAAAATAATACAAAATTAATAACTGATTTTGTAAAAAATGGTGGCAGGTATCTTGGCATTTGTATGGGAGCATATTGGGCTGGTAGCCATTATTTTAATATACTTGATAATGTGGATGCAGTTCAGTATTTTAAACAACCCAATACTGACACAAAAAGGCCTCATGCCAAAGCCATTGATGTTACATGGAATGGTCAAAAAGAAAAGATGTTTTTTTATGATGGTTGTGCTTTAACAGGTGAAGGATTTAAAACAATTGCAACATACGCCAACGGAGATCCAATGGCGATAATGCAAAAAAGAATTGGATTGATAGGTTGTCATCCTGAGAGTGAAAAATTTTGGTATGATAGTTATTCTTGGATGAAACCTTAATGGCATAATAATAGCCATCACAAATTATTATTAGAGTTTGTTGATAAATTAATGCAGCAATAAAGGAAAAAATGCATTACAAAACTATTTTCATTAGTGATGTGCATTTGGGAACAAGAGATTGTAAAGCAGAATTATTAAATAATTTTCTGAAACACAATAGCTGTGAAACGTTGTATTTGGTGGGTGATATAATTGATGCTTGGAAAATACAACAGAATAAGTGGAAATGGAAACAAAGTCACACCAATGTTGTTCGTAGAGTATTAGGTCATGCAAAGCGTGGAACAAAAGTAATTTATGTTGCAGGCAATCATGATGAATTCTTACGGCCAATGATACCATATGGTTTTACTTTTGGTATGATTGAAATTGTTAATCAAGCTGAGTACATTGGTGTTGATGGTAAAAAATATCTCATAACACATGGTGATTTGTTTGATGGTATCAGTAAGATTGCTCCATGGTTATCTTTTTTAGGTGATAAAGCCTATGACTTTGTTTTAGAATTGAATAGTAAATTAAATTGGTTTAGACATAAAATAGGTTTTGGATATTGGTCAATAAGTAAATATCTAAAACATAAAGTCAAATCATCAATGGACTTTATATTTCAATTTGAAAAGAATTTAGCTGGATATTGTAAAAAGCGTGGGTTTGATGGTGTAATATGTGGACACATACACACAGCAGAAATAAAAAAAATAGATGGTGTAATCTATATGAATGATGGTGACTGGGTAGAGTCCTGCACCGCACTAGTAGAACACTTAGACGGAAAATGGCAAATAATAACTTGGAACACAATAACAAATGATTAAAAAAACAGAATCGAGGATGACCGATGAACGTTCATATTTTAAACCTTTTAATTATGCTTGGGCTTATGATGCATGGCTTAAGCATGAGCAATCTCACTGGTTGCATACTGAAGTACCAATGCTTGAAGATGTTAAGGATTGGAAAAAGAAACTTACTAAAGAAGAAAAACAATTTCTCACACACATTTTTAGATTCTTCACCCAAGGAGATATTGACGTTGCTGGGGGTTATGTTAACAATTATCTGCCTTATTTCCCTCAACCCGAAATACGCATGATGTTATTAGGCTTTGCTGCTCGTGAAGCCTTACATATTGCCGCTTATTCACACCTCATTGAAACTTTAGGTCTTCCAGACACGACCTACAATGAGTTTATGGAGTATGCTGAAATGAAAGAGAAACACGATTATGTTTTAGATATTTCATCAAAGAATACAACCAAAGAAAATACAGCGACACACATTGCCGTGTTCTCCGCCTTTACTGAAGGTATGCAGTTGTTCTCATCATTTATTATGTTGTTGAACTTTCCACGCCACGGTAAAATGAAAGGTATGGGTCAAATTGTTACTTGGTCGATTGTTGATGAAACTCAACACACCGAGAATATGGTTAAACTATTCCGTACATATATAGAAGAAAATCGTGAGATTTGGAACGATGAACTAAAAGGTAGATTGTATACCATTGCAGAACGCATGGTGGAATTAGAAGATAAATTTATTGACCTGGCATTTCAGATGGGTGCCATGGAAGATTTATTGGCTGAAGATGTTAAGAAGTATATTCGTTATATTGCCGACCGGAGATTAATTTCTTTAGGACTCAAAGGTCAGTTTAAAGTGAAACGTAATCCTCTACCGTGGGTGGAGGAAATGATTAACGCACCAACACACACAAACTTCTTTGAGAACAGAGCAACCGATTACGCAAAAGGTGCTTTGTCTGGAGATTGGGGTGATGTGTGGGCAAGATAAGGAAATATAATGCCAGACAAATCACTATCGGGCGATTGCCTAAGTTGTGAATCACAATACACAGTTCAATTTACAGAAGAACTAGTTTCGCAAGAATTACCAGAGCATTGCCCATTCTGTGGTGAACAAATCGAAGAATTATCCGAGGACTATATAGAGGATGATGACGATGATTTGGATACTAAGGAATGGGACTAAACTGGCAATATGATGGTAAAGATTTTACGGAAGACTTGATTGGTAATAATTACGGGTTCGTGTATCAGATTAAAAACCTGACGAATGGTAGAAAATACATAGGAAAAAAATTCTTTTATTCTTCCAAAACCAAACAAGTCAAAGGTAAGAAAAAACGGTACAAAGCACCAAGTGATTGGCAAACTTACTATGGAAGTAGTGCCGAACTGGCTAAAGATGTGTTACTATTGGGGAATGAAAACTTCACTAGAGAAATATTACATCTTTGCCAATCTAAAGGTGAATGTGGTTATCTCGAAGCAAAAGAACAATTTATCCGTGGTGTCATGGAAACAGATGACTACTACAATTCATGGATAATGGTAAGAGTACGCAAATCACACATTAAGGATTATAATGTTAGACTCACTAAAAGAATTCAGTAAAGAGGAACATGATGCCATCTTTTTTCTTCCAGGAGATAAAGAGGATTTTATTCAAATTGAGGCAGCGAACTACAGAGATCCTGGTGAAAATGTTGGCGGTTCAAGCCTAGGTCATGCTTATCATGTTATTCTATTTAAAGAAGATACCAAAAAAGATAAATTATATAACGTTGATAGGTTTGATGCTATCTTTGTGGATCCATTTGAATACATATCTGGATTAATACCACAAAATTGGTTTGGTGTTATTGCCAGAAAGACTACCACTTCAAATACCTTTATTCAAAAAGCATTTGACAAATTGAAGGAAGTATGATACAATGGTCTCTTAATTGAAACTATTGAAAGTTTAGTATGATCCTCGTTGACTTAAATCAAGTATTACTTGCCGGACTTATGGCGCAAATTGCCAACCAAAAAGGCAAACTAGATGAACATCTTATTCGTCATATGGTATTGAATATCATTCGTACCCATGTTAAGAATTTTAAAAATGAATATGGAGAAGTGGTATTATGTTGTGACAACCGTAAATATTGGCGTAAAGAATACTTTCCATTCTACAAAGCAAATCGTAAAAAAACCCGTGATAAGTCTAGCTTAGATTGGCATCTAATTTTTGATATGCTTGCCAAATTCAAAGCAGAACTTAAAGATAATTTCCCATACAAAGTATTGGATGTAGAAGGTGCTGAAGCTGATGATATTATTGGCACATTAGTACCGAGACATGCAGCCCACGAAAAGATTTTGATTATATCGAGCGATGGTGATTTTCTACAACTACAGCAGAACCACAATGTTAAACAATATAATCCATCACAGAAAAAATATGTCGTATCTCCTAATCCAATTATGGATTTAAAAGAGAAGATTATTCGTGGTGATAAAGGTGATGGTATACCTAATGTACTTTCTTCTTCCGATTGTTTTGTTCGTGACCTGCGTCAGACACCCATTACACAGAAAGTATTAGATAAGTTAATGGGAGAAAGTCACCTAGAACAGACCGAAACCATCAAGGTTAACTTTGTTCGTAATGCCACACTAATTGACCTTTCCTTTATTCCTGTAGAGATAAAAGAAAAGATTATAAATACCTATGAAGAAACAAAACCTGCTAAAGGTAAGTTGTTGAATTATTTTATTGAACACAAACTAAAAAACTTAATGGAAGTGATAGAGGAATTCTAATGAGAAACGTGTACGAAATATTTGATGAATTTGAGTTAGCAACAAACAAAAAAGAAAGATTGGCAGTAATTGAGAAAAATCTTTCTAAAACTTTGGTTGATGTATTATCTTTAACCTATCATCCCGATTGTCAATGGTTAATCAAAGAAATGCCGGAGAATTATAAAATTCCAACTGATATGTTACCAGGACTTTCAGGAACACAATTGTCAACAGAATTGAGAAAATTATATCTGTTTCAAAAAGGACATCCTAAAGCTGAAGAATTAACATTAGAGAAACGAACACAATTGTTATTGCAATTATTAGAAGCGTTAGAACCCCGTGAGGCTGAAGTTATTATTGGCATTTTCAATAAAGACCAAGGTGTTAAGGGATTAGATTATAAATTTGTAAAGGAAGCTTTTCCTAATCTATTGCCGTAAATGCAGCCAAAAGATAGAATAATAATTACTTGTGGAACATTTGATCCACTAACACATAATGAATTAATTTATTTGAGAAAATGTCACCAACGAGGTGAGTGGCTAGTTGTTGGCGTCCATTCTGATTGGTGGATGATGTGGGCCGAAGGTGGTTGTGTCCAAAATTACGAAACACGCAGAGAAATTATTAAAAGCTTAAAATACGTTGACGAAGTATTTACATTCAATGATTCCGATGGCACAGTCTGTCAACTTCTAAAATTAGTAAAAATATGTTATCCTGATGCCGATATAACTTACATATCACAGGAAGATATGCATAACATGCCCGAAACTAAAATTAAAGGCATAACTTTTGAAATAATGAAATAGGAGATAGTAGTGACTAAATTTGTAGGCAAGTTCCGTAAGAACCAAGATTATAATGAAGATTATAATTATATGCCAAAACGAAAATATAAGAATGAACATTCTGAAATTAAAAAAATGAAGAATCGTAATGTAGAAGAAGTTTTAAGTGAACTTGATGATACAAGTTTACCAAAAGAAATTAGAAAATACTGATTTTTTCTTATAAGTAGGTATGTCCGCTTTCAAATAAAGGTATTGTTGCTTCCATACAACACCAGCGCTTGACTTTTAACCTTAACTGTATTATAATGGTTCTTCACATGGAGAATTATTATGTTAATTTATGGTTATATTCCAAAATCCAAGAAACGCAAAGTTTCTCAGGCAAAGAAATTACAACATGAAGAATGGTTAGCTTCCATTAATTCAATGTCTACCAATTTCTGTAAAAATAAATCCGCGAAGTATTCCAAAACAATTCCCATGTTTAATATTCCAGCCGGTCGTGAATCTTCTCAGATTGCGTCCTTGGATACTGGATTTGTAACTTGTGCAAAGAAATTCGGAAATTCATACACAGGTGAAAAGATTAAAGGTATTGGCACGATGCATAAATCAAATGCTGTGCCAGTTTTTAGTGATAATGAAGCAAAAGAAATTGCGGGCATGAGAAGATGACAATTAGTAAAGAAGATTGGGAAGAATATGAAGAATATCTTGAAACCCTATCCGAATCAGAATTAGAAATTGAGCTAGAATGGTTAAGATCCGTTGGAATTGCAAAACAAAGAGGATCAACAGTAGCTTTTACACAAACGGACACACTACAATAGGAATATATGTTAGCACCACACGAAGAAACACAAATTTTAAGAGGAATTGATGAGATTATCTTCAATTTGCGTCATGTACCAGTTGATGATGTTGCGCATTTTCTCGTAAAATTCAATCCAAAGCTGGCCGATGAGCTTGCTTCAGCAATTCACTACAAATTTTTTGACAATTTCGAAGGAAAAAACCATGAATGATATCGGACACTATATTTGGCTTGATGCCAGAGCAGATGACGAAGAAATTCCTGCGTGGAAACGCTTGGATATTGTAGTCCGTAAGTGGGCTGTACTTTCCGGCATGGAAAAAGACCTTTCCGACTACCAAAAACGCAAGGAAATGTTCGAGTAGTCAAGGTGTTGCTAAAAAACAACGCTTTTTCAAGATTTACTTGACGGTAGACGATAACTATAGTATAATGGTTCTTTAACTCGGAGATTACATGGAACTTATTCAATCAAAATCGCTGCTTGCCAAACTTATGGCAACAGAAAATCTAATTGTTGAACAACGTAATGTGCAAACTGCATCATTTGACGTTAAACAACGCATTCTAACTGTACCTGTTTTAGACAAAAACATTTCTGGTTACTTGTATGACCTTTTTATGGGTCACGAAGTTGGCCACGCACTCTATACTCCTCTTTCTGGCATGCTTCAAGCTCATGAAGAAAAGATTTCAATGTCTATTATGAATGTGTTAGAAGATGTCCGTATTGAGAAAAAGATTAAAAACAAATATCCTGGAATTCGTTCCAGTTTTATCCGTGCGTATCGTGAATTAATTGACAAAGATTTCTTTGGTACTGCTGGTACAGATTTAAATGATTTGAACTTTATTGACCGTATTAACCTTTACACTAAAGGCGGTGCAACACAAGGTATCAAATTTACTCCCTATGAGCAAACTCTCCTTCACATGATTGAAGGGACCGAGACCTATGATGATGTGATGAGAGTTGCTCGCCTCGTTTCGCAATACATGAAAGAACAAGCCGAAGAACACAAGAAGAATCATCCAGAAGAATTTGAAGAAGATGAAGATGGTGAATACGGAGGCATCGATACTGATGGTTATGGTGATTCTGATGAATTTGATGAAGAAGAAGAAAATCGTCAAGATGGTAATTCTGGCGAAGAATATCCAAATGCAAAACAGAATGATGACGAAGCTTCTGAATTTGATTCTGGTAATCAAGCTGGCGGTACCGAAGTTTCTGAACATGAATCATTAGAAACCAAATCTTACACAGATGAAGCATTCCGTAAGAATGAGAAAAAGTTATATGCTACTGATGGTAGCACACATTACTATGGCAACATTCCTAAAGTTAATCTTGCTGATGCAATTGTATCACACAAGGTTCTATGGAAACGTTTTCGTAAAGATGCTGAAAATCCTTACGCTTACAAACGTGGCATTGACACCGAGAAGTTTATGAAGTTGCGTAATGATTCCAAAAAAGTTGTTGGTTATCTTGCCAAAGAATTTGAATTGCGTAAAAATGCCGACCAGTTAAAACGTGCAACGATTGCCAAAACTGGTGATTTGAATATGAGTAAGATTTATGCTTACCAATTGACAGATGATATCTTTAAAAAGATGACTATTGTTCCTGGTGCTAAATCACACGGTCTTGTTATGTTCCTTGACTGGTCTGGTTCTATGTCTAATCATTTAGAAAATACTGTTAAGCAATTAATCAATTTGGTAATGTTCTGTAAGAAGGTAAATATTCCTTATGAAGTATATGCTTTCTCTTGTGAATATGATGAACCTTACCAACAACCTTTAGTTGAAGGTGATATTGTATTACATCGTTTTAAATTATTAAATCTGTTATCAAGTAAGATGACTGCGGCTGAGTTTACATATGCCGGTTCTGCCTTGGTACAAATGTCAGAGCTTCGCCGTGGTTGGAAACCAAACTGGTTCCAAAAAGGCGGTACACCTTTGAATGAAGCCGTTATCTCTGCTATGGCAATTGTTCCTGAATTTCAGAAACAGTACAAGTTGCAGATTGTGAATACTGTATTTCTAACTGATGGTGAAGGCCACAGTAATAAAGAAGTGTTTTACAAAGATGACAAAGGTAATATGAGAGATGGTACAACTAACAAACAGATTGATTATGATGCAATCGATTGGCGTGCTACCCGTAAGATGGTCATTCGTGATCCAATTACCAAGAATCAAGAATTTGTTGAAAACGCATACAGTCGTGAATTGACCGCATCATATATAAAGATGTTGAAGGCGAGAACTAATTGTAACATTGTTGGTTTCTATGTATTGGCTGGTCGTGAATTGGGTCGTGAACTGCATCATTTTTATCCTAACAACTATATGTTACATGATAAAATCAAAGCAGAGTTCCGTAAAAACAAATCATTGACTGTTACCAATGCCGGTTTCGATGAATATTATCTGTTGAAAACGGAAGCACTAGATACCGATGAAGATGTAACTTTTGAAGTGAAAGAGAATGCGACTACCCGTGGTTTAGTTTCAGCGTTTAGTAAATTTGCTGGTAATCGTTTGAATAATCGTGTTGTGTTAAATCGTTTTATAGGAATGATATCATGATGGATGGCGAAAAAAGAATTGTAACTTTTATGGGTGAAGCTGGCAGAAAAACTGCCAGTATTATCTGGCGAGATAAAATGAAAATGTTTGAAGTCTTTTGTGAAGATACTCAACATAAAGAATCTAGTTTTTTTAATATTGAAGGTGAAGCACAAGCTTTTGCTGAAAAATTTGTTTGGGAGAACAAACATGGAATTGTCTAAGTTTACCAATGGTGATAAAAAAGCCATTATTGTTCGTAAAGAATATAATTATACAGTAGAATATTATATTAAGAATAAAATTGTCAGTAGAGAAGTTACTGCTGATTTTGCCAAAGCCGAATCTTTAGCTGAAGATTTTATTTTAGAAGGTAATAATGGTCCTACATTATTAAACGAAAATGCCTAATAATATAGAATCCGATGATTTTGATCCAAAACAAATCTATGATGATATGATTGGCCGTGCAAAGCAAGCCAAAGCGTGGTTTGTTTATTGTTATATCGAAGAAGAATGGATGCCAAGAGGCGAAGCATTACCTTTTGACCTCACTATTAAAGATGGAGTATTTACCTGCCGTGTGATTTGCACGACATACAGAGAAGCACAAACGATTGTAGGTAATATCTTACCTGTAATTAAATTTATTGAAGATCCTAATGAAAAGTAAAATTGAAGAAACCCTAGTAATATTACAAGAAGAATGTGCTGAAGTAATTCAAGCCGCTTCAAAAATTTTACGTTTTGGATTTCAATCTCGGTATCCTACTGAAGATAGTGCCTCAACTAAAGAATGTTTGGAAATGGAAGCAGGACAATTACTTTGTATGATCTATCTATTAGTAGATCAAGGCGCAATCGATGAAGATGCCATGATTGCAGCAATGGAATATAAAAAAATAAAACTAAAAGAATGGTCAAGTATTTTCAATGCAGATAACACTTAATCTCGATCATCTTTTAGATTTTTTACGAAAGGTGTATGTTTGGACTCCAAAAAACAACACACACATTCGTACAGAAATTATGAACTTCATTAATGAATTACAAAAACACAAACAACAATGACAGAAAAATTATGGAAAGTGTTAGTAACCGGTTCAGAAGGTTACATTGGTAAACATCTATGTTACGCATTAGAAAAACATTACATAGAGGTTCATAGATTAGATAAAAAATTTGGTGATAGAGATTTAACCAATTGTTATGAACTTGACATTCGTAAACCACAAGACATTCGAAAGACGATATTACCAACACTTGAGTTCGATGCCATCATTCATTTGGCAGCACTAGTCAGGGTCGGAGAATCAGTAGAATATCCGACAGCATATTACAATACAAATATTAATGGTACACATTGGTTGAGGAATATTGTACCGCATAATAAGTTTATTTTTGCCTCAACCGGTGCAGCTAGTGGCATGGCATCTCCTTATGCTATCTCTAAAAAAGTGGCAGAAGATATGTTAAGAGAACAAGAACCAGATGCAACAATATTTCGATTCTACAATGTGATTGGTTCTGAAGGATTTGCACCTACTAATCCAGACGGATTATTTTTTAAGTTAATTCAAGCAGTAGAAACAGGTAAGTTTACTATATATGGTGATGATTATGACACAAAAGATGGTACTTGTGTCCGTGAATATGTTCATGTCATGGATATCTGCCGTGCTCTAATGAAAGCAATAGACACACCTTTTGAAAATCATATTGAAAATCTAGCTTATGGTGATACTAGAACTGTCAAAGAAATCGTTGAAATCTTTAAGAGTGTAAATGAGGTAGACTTTGACATTGAATATAAACCAAGGCGACCAGGTGATTTGGAAGCTTGTTACTTAGAACACCCCTCCAAGTTTATGATTCAAAACCATAACTATGAAGATATGTTAAAATGGAAACCCTAAAAATATTTTCGGTATTATTCTTGCTTGCTGGAGCTTGGCTCTATGTAGGTGATGATGATTACCATAAAAAGTTTGACAGACCACAAGAAATAAGATATAATTGTGATATGTTAATTGGTGGCTGGCATCCCGATGTACCAGCCGATGTGATTGAAAAATGTAGAAAAGTGAGAAATTTGAATGTTAAAACCGATTAGAAAAAATATCATTGTTGAATTGATTGAAAAAGAAAAAGTCACAGAAAGTGGCATCATTCTAAATTCAGCTGATCCAGCTCAAGCATCCAAAGCCAAAGTTCTGTCTATTGGTAATGAGGTAGATTTAATTGAAGTAGGTCAAACTATTCTACCAAACTGGCAGAAAGCAAAATTAACCAAGTTTGAAGATATCGATTTTTATGTTGTAAATGAAAATGATGTAGTTCTAATTTTTGAAGGTGAATAATGCAACAAACTGAAATCAAATTTTTCTGGCCATTAACGGAACAGAAAGACTTAGACTTAGATTATGGACCGACACATTTACACTTTAGAGCTCAAGGAATTGCTGGTACTAGTTCAACGCCTATTCTAGGTTCTATCTACGAATTTACAACGACACCTACTTGGACCACCTCTATCAACGTAGATACAAGTAACATTGTTATCACCTCTAAAAATAAACCACCAACCTACCGTAGAGTACTATTTAAATTATTAGGAATTAACTGGAAGCAATCATGACAACATTTTTTGGATTTATAGGATTCTTAGTAATCCTTTTGATAGTAGTACCTGCCTCAATACTGGCTTTCATTCAAGTATTCAAACAACCCATAGCCGAAATCTTTTCTTTATGGATCCAAGTAATTGATAAACTACTAGACCTCTATACCGCAATAAAAAAGAGAATCAATGACCTTTAAAGTTAAGGCGATTTTTGCGACACTTTCCATCCTAGTCTTTCTCGGTATTCTGGTTTTTGCCAGCGCTTCCGAGGCTACTATTGGCCGCCGGTTTACCACAGTTACTCCAGCGGATCCTGATTTGATTTTTTGTAAGTCTCAAAGAAGTTCCTCAGCCGACCTGTGGACTTGCTACGACTATTACGATAACGAATTCACTAACCTCAAAATTATTCAAGTAAAATAATCATGGAAACTATCAAAGAACTCGAAGCCAAGGCCTTTATCGAAATGGCTCAGACTATCGAAAGACAGAAAAAAGAAATTCAATCGCTTCGGGAGCTTGTGAGTTATCTCGAATCTCAAGTCTACGGTGGAACCACTCAATGATATACTATAATCTTCTCGGACTATTTCTAACGTTTGTGTGGAACGCCTCTATACTTGTCGGTACAATCTATCTCATTACAAAAGAAGATTGGTCTCCGTGGACCTTAGTGATCACTCTCCTTTTCTTTGTTCGTTGGAAAGAGTGGACTCCAAAAGAACCAGAAGAACCAGAACCAAAAGAACCTTCTAAGATATTACTGTAGAGATGATACTCAAAAAGAGAATCTCTGACGGAATTAAAGAATACCAATGGACGAATATGAAAGATATACCCGTGTCCGATTGGATGAATTTTGATAGTGCCTTAGTATGGATCCAAGAATATGACCGAACTGTGTTGCTAAAAAACAACGCTTTTGACCATAATCCACCATAGTGGTTGACAGGGTTTCCAGCTGTGATATAATAGAGTTGTTAAGTTAATAAGGCAAATCAATCATGGCTGTTTTTAAAAGAACCTCAAAGAAAACTGGTAACGGTAGTAGAAGAACTACAACACTCTCGACTACAAATGGTAAAACCCAGTCCTACTCGAATAAACCCTCTGCTCATGCTCCAAGAAGAACTGTATCACATAATTCAAAAACTGGAAAGATCAGAACTACAACCACTCAGAAACTAGGTGGTGGTTATACTAAAGTGACTTCTAAGACCATTGGTGGAAATCATAGAATTTCTGGATCAAAAATTCGTGTACATAGTGGTAAATTCTCTGATGGTTTTGGTATAGTAATACCTCTGATAGTCTTAGGTGGTATTACAATGTATTTCTGGCCTGTTACGATTCCTTTTATTCTACTCACAGTTGCGAGCATCGTGGCCATTGTAGTAGTTTATAAATTAGCGTGCCTCTTGTTTGGACTGGTATATAAGTTGGTACTATTCTTATGTAAGTGGATAGTTGTCATTGGAGTCCTTAGTGGACTGGTGTACATCTTGTATACCCTACTAACGCACTATCTGTAACAGTCCGGACGCAAGGACTCTCCAGAAAAAAATTTCGGATCCACAAAAGTCGGATCCTGAAAAAATTTCCATCGGATAAAGTTACCAGAAAAGCAGTTTGACCTGGAAACAACTTTTTTTATTATCTTAACCCATAAACAACGTTGTACCAATACAACACAATCACTGCTCTGTGCCAAAAAACAACACTCCAATCCGCCGTACTCTGTTGCTCCAATACAACACAATCCCCACACTTCCCAAAAAAGCTGCTCAGATACCTGCCACTCACTGCGTCCCCCTGTTGTTTCCATACAACGGAATAACACTATAATCCGGTCAAGTATTAATATCACTTGACAATTTTCGTGGTTCGTGTATAATAATAAAATCGAGTCTGCGCACTGAAATGCGTTTTTATTATGTTTTATACTTTGAAAGTATTATATTATTATTATGAATAACGATTTAAAAGCATTATCTAATATGTCATTAACTGAATTAAAACAGTTATTAGCATGCGTTAATCAAGACCTCAAGAGTATCAAGAAAGCAGAGAAAATCGCTGCTGAGAATGTACCTAGTGAATATGATATTTGTAATGATATTGCTAAACGATTTACTAATAAGCAATATGATAAACCAATTGAGAATAAAAAGATTAAACAAGATATTCAAATTCAAAATGATATTCTAGATTTTCTTAATAGCGGCAATCATATTATCACTGCTAAATCGAGAAAATCGAAAAAGTTTAATAGTGTATTATCTTATAGTAATAGAAAGATAA